CCCCTTCATTGTTGTTGCCTCCTTCCCTAACCCTTGCTTTAATCAGCGGGGTTTGGGACTCGAGTACACCTTCACTGACCCAACTGCTATACTAGCAGAGGGGCATCCATCCTCGTTTAAGCTTATAGCGGCGAGGAACCGCGTAGACACCTGCCATCTCACCCCCTAGTTGAACTAGATCGGGTCGACTGGTCGTAGCTTTTAGCGATTCACATCGCAAAAGTTCCTTCCAGCCAAGGTCAGTTCCATGCTCACGCATAGGAACAACTGTATACGTCCGTACCTCCATTCTTTGGAGGGCGTCGTTATAGCGGCGTGGCACTCGCGTGAGTGTCGCATGCCAACCTAAGTGCGGCCGAGAAAAGGCTAATCCGGGTGGATTAGCCAATGTGCAGTATGGAGTAGGTCGGAGCTTTTGAATCGCTCTTTCCAAAAACCAAGCTGCCTCGGTATAACCTTTAGCAAATAGCGCATTTGATTGCGCGACATATGCTAAATAGGTCTCAGGTGTTAGTGTGGTCGATGATAACCAGCGTCGCTTAAGGCGAACGGGAGTAACATTGATGCCTTTAAATGCATCAACTCCACAGGATTCTCTAAATGAACCTGTCATGCAAGATTTGTCTCGATTCACCTTTAGGTGAAACGATTCAAGCACTTGATTTATAATACCACAGTCTTCGGTATTACAGATGATATCATCGCCATAAACGTATATTGACTGCGCTGCTCTTCGCAGCGCCGATACATTCAACCGGTGCTTTCCCCAAAAGGAAAGAGAGCCGTCCGAAAGGATCATACGTTTAGTATAGACTGCGGCAACTGCTAATGCATAGAAGCATAGCGCCTCAACGGGAAAGCATACTGCTGACCCCATCGGCGCGAACTTCTTCAAATGCACCAGTTTCCCATTTGGGAGCTTCGTTGACGGTGTTCGACTGGCGTATAGAGCCTCTGCCCACAATGTGGGGTATAGCTCTAATACTAATGCCATAGAAACACGGTCTGAAGCATCCTTCATGTCGATAGTTGCAGTCGCTCCATCGATGGAGCCACTGACAGCAAGGCGTTGATTAATCGTTTGATCGTCAAAATTGACGTGACCTCGTGTTAACTTCGCTGAGCTTATGGCTTCTGTCAAAGTAGCCATTTGCCCTTGCTGAATCCATTGGTATTCCAATGGTTC